CCCCAAGCCCGGTGAGAACACCACGCCAGCCGCTCCCCGACACCATCCGCGGGGACAGCAGCCGGGCCGCCATCCGCAACTGCTCCGCCACCGTCTTGGCCAGCGCGGCCGCGGCTTGGGCGGCATCGTCGGGGACTGCGACGTCTGGTATCTCGTGCCGGTGGCCGGTCGCTCGGGTCAGGAACCCAGCAGCGTGCCGGGCGCCGAGCCGGGCCGCACCGTCGAGGGCGCCCTCCAGCACGCGCTGGGCACGGGTGTCGAGGTCGTGGCTCGCACGGTCCACATCCGCCCGGACACCCGTCAGCAGCGCCGCCAGCTTCGCCCCGGCCCCGGCTGCGGTGAGCGCACCAAACGCGGTGACCCACGCCGTGAGGACGACAGCCACCAGCGCAGCCAGTCGGGCGCCGGTACCGCCGTCGGCCTGCCGGGCAGTCTCCTCCTCCAGTGCGGCGGCTTCCGCGGCCTGCTGGTCCTGGACCAGGGCGGCGAGCTGCTGAGGAGTCGCGGCCATCAGCGGTTGGCCTCACTGTCCCCGAGGTTTGCCACACCGCCGAGGACCTGGTCGAGGAGAGTGGCCACCTGATCCTGGCTGATCGCACCCAACTGAACGCCGGTGCCGAGGGCTTGGACAGCCGCGCCGAGGGAGGTGAGGAGGTCGACACGGCGCTGCAACTCGGCATCGTCATCGAGGGCGGTGAGCCAGCCTTCGACCATCTCCGGCGGGCACCCGGCTTCGATGAGGGCCCGTTCGCGGGGCACCCCAGCTTTGATCTTTGCGTCGACTGTGGTCCAGCCCTCAGTGTCGTCGCGGTAGTCGGCGGGCTGCCAGCGCACGGTCACGGTCAGGTCGTCGTAGCCGAGGAGGTGCAAGGCGAACTCGAACGCGTCCGCGTGGGTGGCACCGAAAGAGCGCTGCCGGGCCTGCACCCGCGCGGTAAGGGAGGCACGGGCCTCGCGGCGGGCCTCACCACTGATGGCGTCACCGGTGGAGTCGAACTCCTGGAACGGCGTGCTGGTAACCTGCGCCATCGCCTTCACATACCGGTCGAACGGCGCCAGGTATACCTGAGGGTCCGCCGCGCTGAACTGGCCGACACTCTTCAGGCCTTGCAGCATCCACATCTCACCGGGGTCGTTCCGCAGCTGCGACGGGTTGAGCGGCGACTCGGGATCACCGTCGAGGTCCTCGGGCCGGTCCGGGTCGAAGTCGGCCTGCATCCCGGACTGGTCGACCTGCGGGTCGATGAGCCCGTACCGCTGCGGAAGTGACTGGAAGTCCACGGTGGACAGGTGCGCGGGCACGAGCTTGTTGATCGCCGCTTGGGGGCCGTAGGCGGCGTAGTGCTCGGGCCGGCCGTAGGGGCGTGCGGTGCGGTAGTGGAAGAACGGGATGATGCCGTAGGGGTTGGAGAGGATCGCGTCTTGGCCGTCGTCGGTGTACGGCTCCCATTTGTCGTTCTTCTTGGTGTGCTTGCCCGACCACACCCAGCGCTCGATGCGGCCTTCGGTTTCGCCGGGGGGTGCCGGGTACCAGAGGTCGACGCGGATGGTCTGGTCTTTGCCTGCGCCGATGCACCACGACTTGATCGCGAGTTTCTTGCGGAGCGGGTTCTCGTCGTCGTAGATGACCCGCACGGTTGCTGCGCTGTTGACGAGCATGTCGACGCCGACGATGTCACCGGCCGCATCGAGGGCGGGCCAGACCATGAGGTAGGCGTCGCCTTGGGAGCAGGCGCGGACGTGGAGGCCGGGGAGTTCTTCGTCGAGCTGGTTCCGCTTGATCAGATCAGAGATCTCGGTGTCGGCGTTGTCGTCGCCGGTGGTGATCGCGGTGATGTGGAGGCGGTCGGTGACGGCGGTGACGGGAATCCGCGCGAAGTTGATCTCGTCGAGTTCGTCGAGGTTGGACTTGGCGAGCATCCGGGCGACCTTGTCGGATGCGAAGACCTCGTCGACGTCGCCGTCGAAGTACGCCTCGGCCTTGGCGTAGTCGGGCCGGGCGGCACAGAGTTCGGCGTAGGCGTTGACGAGATCTGCTGTGCCTGCCATCCCCACACCTCCATGTGACCTTTGAATCGAAGGTTACGGCATCATTCGACTCGCAGGTATGAAGGCGCGAGGCTATCTGGGGCTGATGGACCGCACCGCAACGCGCTTCTTCGGCGGCGCGAGATCCCGATGAGCAACCATGTACCTCATGCCGTCCATCCCGTGGTCGTCCGCCTTCACAGGCGCCTCCGGAGCAGCCCCGCCAGGCTTCGTCGCCCACACATAGCCAGTGATTTCCTCCTGCGTGCACGCCGGCTTCCGGGCCTCGTCGAGTTCTGAGTCCCTCTCCAAGAGAGCCCCCCGCATAAGGAACAGCCGCGGCCGGCCATCGCCAGCCGTCTTCAGCCGGGAACCGACCGCCTGCAACCCCGGTCGCACCGTCTTGCGTGCTGGCGTCGTGCGCAGGCCCAGGTGCTTTTCCAACGTGGCCCGGTCTTCCGCGTCATGATCGCAGATGACCGCCTGAGGCTTCGGCTCCTTCCATTGCCCTGACGGGTACACCATCAGGGCGCGCGCCTGTCTCGCGTGGTCCTCGACCAGGCGCCGGGTGCGGTAGATCTCCCGGTACAGGAACAGGCGGCCGTCCGGATCCTCGGCCCACCACTGCATGACGAACGGGTTGGTGAACCCGAAGTCCACCGTGATCCATCGCGGCCACGTGTAGGGGATTTCGAAGGCGTCGACGAGGTGCAGGGCTTCGTCGAACGTGTCGTAGATCAGGCCTTCCGCGGCGGCCCAGATGCCGTCTCTGAGGCGCAGTTTACGGACGCCGGTGAGGGCGTCGAGCTTCTTGAAATAGTCCGCTCCCTGGGGAGTCAGGGAGCCGTCGGTATTCACGTAAGCCGGATTGTCTATGTGCCGGGATACGAGCATCGTCGACTGGCCTTGGTCGCTGCGCTGCTTGATCCAGTGGGTTGGGTGTGCCGGGTTGCAGGCGCCGATCTGCTGCTGCCAGGAGAGCTGCCCGTTGCGGAGACGCGTTCCGATGGACTCCCAGTCGGTGATGGTCAGTTCGGTTGCCTCGTCGGCGAAGACGATGTCATACTCCGCCGACATGATCTTCTCTGGTTTGTCCATCCCGCCGACGTTGATCTTCGAGCCGTTGCTGTAGCGGTAGCCCGGTGCTTCACGGGGGCTCCCACCGAACCAGCGGACGATGCCCCGCGCCAGGGCGTCCGCGGCAACCTTCTTCTCGAAGGTGACGAGGGTGGTACTGCCGAGCGACACGGCCGTCTTGCGGACGATGAGGAACCGGGCGTCCGGGTTGTGCAGCGCGGTCAGGTGCAGGCGGAAGAGCGACGCCAGACTCTTGCCGGTCCCGGCTGGGCCGGCCATGAAGACTTCAGACTCCCGGGCTTTGAAGAGCTGGTGCGCGGCACCGCGGGGCTCGTACCGGATGACAGCGTCTTGGTCGAGCGCGGTAGTCACGTCAGGTCGCTCGGGTCGATGCCGACGACTTCGTACTTGACGCCGCCGCTCACCTCGGTCTTGGCCGGCTGGTCGAGGCCGTGGAGCTTGCGGTAGGACTCGCGGATCCTGAGCGCTGCGTTGATTGCGGTCAGTTTGGGGCCGTCGTCGAGGAGGGGTTTCTCCTCGCCTGTCTCGGGGTCGGTCATCGTGATGACTTTGCCGTGGGAGACGGTGACGTGGTTCCGCTGGAGGATCTTGCATGCCTCGGCGTACAGGGCGTCGAGTTCCTCGGACTCGGTCTGGATCAGCTTGGTGACGGCTGGGCGGGCGACGTCGGCTTTGGCGCGGAGGACGGCGTTGTAGGCGTCTTTGCGGTGGCTGAATCCGAAGAGTTCGGCGAGTTCGTTGTAGGTGGTTTGGGGGTGGTCGGCGAGGTATTCGGCTACGGCGGCGTCGCGGCGGACGGTGGCCATGTCGCGGGTGAAGCGTCCGGTGCTGAGTCGGGTGCGGTGGAGGTGGGGGTGGGGGTCGTTGTCGGGGTCGGGGGTTGGGGTGGTGTTGGCCATGGTGGGTGCCTCCTCTAGCCTGTACCTTTGAATCGTAGGTCAGTGCACCATGGATGGCTTTGATTCGTCGGCCTGGCGGGGTGATGGGCGTGGTATCGGCACGTGGAGGCCGCTATGGCTATGTCGCCCGCACGAGACAGGACGTGTACCGCGCGCTGCGACGCAAGGGTGCCAGTAAGTCGAAGGCGGCGAGAATCTCGAACGCGGGGATCACTCGCGCCGGCCGACATCGCATGGGAGTGAAGGCGGCCCGCACGCGGCAGGCGCGGGGGCGTAAGAACCGCTGAGGTGGCGGGTGGGGTGAAGCCCCGGAGCCGGGCGGCGGCTCCGGGGCTTCACCGCGTCAGGGGCAGGTCTCGTCGAACTTGACCGCGTTCAGGGTGACCGGCTGCCCGCTGATCTTCGCCCCCGCGGCCGGGGTCTGTGAGCAGACCTGCCAGTTGGATTCGACGAGGATGAACCGGCTGTCCCCGGAAGCGTCGTTGACCGTGATCGACGTGCTGGAGTCGAGGGCGGCGCGGGCCGCCTTCACGGACTTGCCCTTGAAGTCCGGCATGGTGCCGCCGGCTGCGCTGGGTGCGTTCTGGTCGTGGGTGGGGCAGGTCTCGGAGAGCTTTACCGCGCCGAAATCCAGCTGGGTGTCCGTACTCACCTTGCTGCCGGCGGCCGGCTTCTGGGAGCAGACTTTCCAGTCGCGGTCGAGGATCTGGTTGCGGGCCCGGCCGAGGGCGTCGTGCGACTTGAGGCTGTAGAACCCGGCGGCTTGCGCTTTGTCCTGTGCGCTTTGGAGGCCCATGCCGACGAGGTTGGGAATGGTGGCGGTCTGGGTTTTCGGCTTGCTGTCGCTGGTTCCTGTGCTGCTTGCTTTGGGCGTGCTGCTGTTGGTGGTGTCGGTCGGTTGGCAGGCGGTGGCGAGGCTGATGATGGCGATG